ACAAATAAAACATCCACTAAAAACTCATTGAGAAAGACCGATATATAGGGATTTTCAAAAATATATCCGAAAATATATCCAAAAGTTTTGTTATATTAAATATATAGCCTATATTTGCATCGTAATTAAATTAGTTACGAACAAAGAATGTGCAACATTAAAATTTCAGAATCATGCTAAAAATAGAATTTGAAGAAAGAACAGGGCTTAAACTCACAGAAGATGGGTACAAAAAAGTAGAAGAATGCTACATGAATACAGACCTTGACAAAGACACTTTTTGCGAGTTGTGGGTAAAGAATCCAACCGCCCTAAAAGAGATAGAGCGAAAGACGGTGTTAGTGCGTGAACTTTACGAAGAAAGAAAGTGTCTTTCAAATTTTCTCATAGACCAAGCCGAAAAATGGAGTGCGTCAGACCTTAGAGAAAAAGCAATAACCATGATTGGAGAGCGTGAATACCTCAGAAGAAAATTAGCAAAAGGGTACAACCTTTGGGAATTAGACAAAGAACTATTAGACGAAATTTTAAGAAAGTAATAACCAGTAGGGGGCAATCCCCTACGCAATGCAACACCGTATGAAAAAATATTATTTGCAAGGCAAAGAGATTAGCGAAAAGCAAGCTAAAGCTATTGAAGCCCAAAATCAGAAGTACATAAGTAGCAATGATTTTACGTATTGGGCAAAGTGTCAGTTTATAACAGTAGTAACCAAGTAAATTTCGGAATTATGAATGAATATACTTACATCGTTTTCGACCATAACGGCAGACGTTTGGGAAAGATTGAGTTTGGAGTGCGCAACAGCGTACCATCCGCAAAAGAAATAAAAGAAGCCATTAAAGATGGCTTTCCCAACGGGGCGACTTATAATTACTCGTTCCAATAAGTGTGTGTATCAACCAGTAAGACTTTAAGGATATGGGAATATTGAAAGATGCAATTTTAGCGGCAATACAGCAGGAACACCCGGATGCTCATTGGGTGGGAAACGAAAAGCCCCACATGATAGAATCTACAGCGCAAGCAAAGTACAATGACGTTAGACGTGTTGAACGTAACTATACTAAAGGCGTTCACAAGGCAAGAAAGGAGGCAAAATAAGATGGCAACACTGATAAAGACAGACGGAAGTAAATTGGAAATCCAACCTCAAAACGGGCTGGACTTCCAATTGGATGAACTGCAAAAGTTCGTAGATGGTTACATTGAAATTATAAACCTACACAATGGGGATATTCTCGTAATCAATGATAATGGGAAAGACGTTTTAGATTCCAACGAAACAGCTACGGAAATAGCGCATAAACACAATGCTATCTTTGGTTGGGATTATATTTGTGGCGATGTTGTTATGTGTAAAGATAGGGAGGTACTATAATGGCAGCTATCACATTCCAAATAAGCATCAGCAAAAAGGATGCAATTCAAATGGTACTGAAAGACTGGGCTAAAGTTTATAACAACCCGGAATTTATAAAATCAGACCCAATCCAATTCCCTAAAAAGTACATGGGTAAACGAGCCGAAATAAGCGGCTTCATTACGTCTTGGCTTTCTTTCGGGAATCGTAAGGCTATCATTAAGGCGGCAGATTGGTTGGATAAAGATTTTTGCAAAGACCCTTATTGTTGGGTAATGACCAAGCAATACAACTTCTACTACAAGGATAGCCGGAAGTTTTACCGTTTCCTCTCATACGATGATTTGTATAGGCTTGGGGAACGCTTGAATAGGCTGTACAACGACTTTAACAGGATGGAGGATATGATTATAGCCGACCCGTGCAAAACTCCGTTACAAGCCTTATCCGGCTATTTCAACGGTATCAATGGCATACCTGATTACGATAAAGGTTCTGCTTGCAAGCGGCTTTGTATGTTTCTCCGTTGGATGGTGCGCAATGATGGCATTGTAGATATGGGTATATGGAAGCGCATAAGCCCCTCACAGCTTATAATTCCACTTGATACGCACGTTCACAAGCTGGCTATTGCAATGGGGATAACAAAGCGGATAAGCCCCGACATGGTAACAGCCAAAGAGATAACAGAATATTTCAAAAGCATATTCCCTACAGACCCGGCATTAGGGGATTTTGCGCTTTTCGGTGCTGGGGTAAATATTAGCAAGAATGAGTAAACACAAATTTCCTTATAAATGGGAATTGGCAAAAACCAATTTCACTAAAGATAAAGGCAAAGTATTCTCATGCTTTGCGTGTGGTGGTGGTTCAACTATGGGTTATAAATTAGCCGGATTTGATGTAATAGGATGCAATGAAATAGACCCTAAAGTTAATCAGGTGTACGTGGCGAATCATGCACCACGCTTCAACTTCTTAGAAGATATTAGGACACTAAGAGAGAGAGAGAGAGAGAGAGAGAGAGAGCTACCGCCCGAACTTTACAGCTTGGATATTTTGGACGGCTCACCCCCATGTTCCACTTTCTCCTTATCCGGCAATCGTGAAAAGGATTGGGGCAAAGAAAAAGTGTTCAGAGAGGGGCAAACGGCACAAGTTCTTGATACACTTTTCTTCGACTTCATAGCTTTGGCAAAGGCACTGCAACCAAAGGTTGTGATAGCGGAAAATGTGAAAGGCTTACTTATGGGCAATGCAATAGACTACGTAAGGCGCATTTACAAGGATTTTGAAAATGCTGGGTATTATTGCCAACATTTCTTGCTGGATGCCTCAAAGATGGGTGTCCCACAAATGCGAAACCGGGTATTCTTTGTTTGTATCAGGCATGATTTAGGAGCGAATTTCTTGAAAGTGTCCGACTTGTTTAATGTTGAGCCACATATAAATATGGACTTCAACGAGCCGGAAATTTATTACGGAGAATTTGCGGACTATGAGGGTAAGCCATACGGCAAACGCATGAAAGAAATGTTTGATAACAGAAAAGAAGGTGATATAGATATGGCAGCAGCTTATCTTAAACTGACTGGTAAAAGAGGTTTTTTCAATCAAAATTACCTATATGAAAATAAGGTTTGCAATACTTTGACAGCCCATGTAGATAGCACCATACCTTTTAAAAGCCCCGTCTATCTATCCACTTCTGAGGTATGTAATATATCCACGTTTCCACAAGACTATGATTTTTGCGGATTTTCCCCTCATTATATTTGTGGCATGAGTGTTCCACCTGTTATGATGGCGCAAGTGGCTACACGGGTTTACGAACAATGGCTATCAAAACTATAATCAGAAGCAATATGAAAGGTATTACAACAGCAGCAAAGCAAGCCAACGGGAAAAGCCGGGCTTGCGCCACGTGTCCTATCAAACGGAATAGAGGGGTATGTATGCCCGAAGTACAACGGGTTTGCTCCGATGCGTTTATAGAGGGATTCAAGAAAGGTGTAAAATGGTTGCAACAGCAGCAGAAAGATTTGTAACCAATATTTAAATTAAGGATATGGCTAATCATGGATATTGTCAAAATTGTTGGTGGCATAAGGATGGAGTATGCTTTATGCAATCAGTTGAAACGAAAGATGAATCATATTGTCCCGATTATGCCAATAGAGATAAGTTAAACAAGAAAGGAACACTGGATGAATTGCTTGCAAAGTGGGAAGCAAAAGGTGTTACACTTAATATAATGAGATTAGAATAGGAGAAATAGCTATGACTAAGATAAAATTGAATTGGGCATACGCCAAAGGTGAGTTAGACACTGATACCTTGAAACTTATTTGCCTACCAGCACGAGGGAAACGCTTGTTTGGTGCGGATGAATTGGATGCAGAACTTTGTATAGAGGACGGGATGAATTTCCAAATAGCCGAAATCCATTTGGGCGATGTAGAAAGTTCAAATATACTTTGTGAGGAAATTGCAATGCGTTGGAATGAATTTCAGTCAAACGAATGGCACGAGTGCAAAGATGATACGGAAGATGTGCCGGAAGTCAACTCTTATTGTATTCTTCGTATAGAGTACCAATTAGACGGTGAAAATTACACAGGCTATGTAACATCCAGTTGGGGTACATTTGGATGGACGGAAGATAATTTAGAATACTTCAAACGAAATTGCAAAGAATGGAAAATAACACATTGGAAACCGATTGTAAAACCTAAAGGGTGCAAGATATGAGAAAATTAAAAGCTATATGGCAAATACTCTTTGCAGACCAGTGGGCTGTATTCACTTTTGAGGAAGCAGCCCCTAATCCAACATGGCTTAAAGTGCCCAATTTCAGATGGAATATATCGGATAATGATTCAACATTCTTTTGGTATATAAAACAAAGGATAAAAGCCATAGAGGATAAAAAGGATAAATACACCTTAGATGATATGATAAGAAGACATTAGCCTTATTTAGCGGAATAAACTCAGTAAACATTTGTTTTATTAAATATATTGTAGTAATTTTGCGTTTACAGAACACATTAATATGAAACAACAAAGAAAAGTTATCCATGTAGAGCTAAAAGAACCATACAAAGGTAAACATCACTACTACTTTGGTAGCGTAACCGCCATATATGAGTTGTTGCCCATTGATGTAGTGGGTATATCAAAAGAAACGCTTTGGAATGTTCTAAAAAATGGTGAACACATAGGCAGGAAAGCCATTATACGACATGGCACACTCCATACAAAACAATCAAATAGAGGAATTAAAAAGGAGGTCTAAAATGATAGGAGCAATAATAGGCGATATTGTAGGCTCACGATTTGAGTTTAACAATACAGATAAGTATGACTTTCAGATGTTCGCAAAAGAAAGTACATTCACGGATGATACCATTTGCACCATAGCTATAGCGGATGCAATCAATACAGGCGCAAGCTACAGAGATAAGCTACTCCAATGGTGTAGGGCATATCCTAACCCAAAAGGCGCATACGGAGGCAGTTTTGCACGTTGGATAGCCTCAGACAATCCACAACCTTACAACAGCTTTGGCAATGGCTCTGCAATGCGTGTTTCCCCGGTCGCTTGGGCTTTCGATGATTTGGATAAGGTTTTGGAAGAAGCTGAAAAGACAGCTATAGTAAGCCATAATCACCCGGAGGGTGTGAAAGGTGCTGTAGCGGTTGCGCACGCTATTTACTACCTCAGAAAGACACACAATCAAGAAATATTTGAGAATGTAATGCAATCATACTATCCTCAATTTATGACAGCTCAATATTTTTCCGGGGTATTTGACGAAACGTGTCAAGGCACTGTACCACTATGTCTAAAGATAATCCGTGTAAGTACATCTTTTGAGGATGCTATACGCAGGGCTATTTCTTTCGGTGGTGACAGTGATACAATCGGGGCTATTGTAGGTTCAATGGCAGAAGCTCTTTGGGGTGTCCCCAAAGAAATTTCAGATAAGGCATTTGACTTGTTGCCTACTGATATGCTCAATGTAGTTGGTGATTTTTTCGGAAACTTAAATAGAAAACAATATGTATAAAAACGCCTTACAATCATTTTGCCGCTTCTATAAAGGGGAAGCGGAATGCCCATTCAAAGATGGCTATAAGCAAATGTTTTGGCTTTGTGAAAAATGGTGGACTGAGCAAACTATACCCGCCACCGATGCCGGGTGTGAACTCATTACCCCTATTTTAAAGGAGTACACCGATGCCGGACTATCCAGCTTTGAATTGTACGATGGTGTGCCTATCACATTGAAAGCGGTGCTTTTCAATCGGTACTGCAAATATGCTGAAAGGGTAGATATAGAGGGCTTTAGAAAGCTGTATCGGACTACATACACAAAAGGTTAAAGTAAAGGCGCACCGTAATTGATGCGCCTTTCTTTTGTTGTCAATATTTGCAATAGAATCCCATTGAAGTAGAAACCATTTCCTTTATCTCTTTCGGGCTTTGTTCCAAAACTTCCATGTCTATATACCATTTGCCATTTGTGTATTCGGCTTTGGTAATTCTGAATTTAGTGCCACGCTGTAGGATGATTTCATTTTCCCCCGTTGTTGTAGGCTTAGAAGTTCCGTTCCATTTCTTACCCGGGCAATAGTCCCCGTTATCATGGCTTGAACCAAATGCGGAGAAAGGCTCTGCGTAGGTCATTTGTGTACCTTTCGGGCAATATATATTCAGACACACGGGCTTACTTCCAAAGTTCGTATTCCGGCAATTACCACACGACATAAAGGAATCATCTGTACCAACTTTGCCAACCAGCTTAGACGGGTCAGATATATAAGCATCCAAATCAGGCAACCCAAACCGATAGTTTACAAAAGCACTGATTTCGTCACGCTTTACCCAAACATCATCCTTAAATGTGCTTCGGGCTATATATTGGGTCATATCAGCAATATGCTTTTCAGCTTCGGACAATCTACCGCCATAGTAGTGATAATACCCCTTGATAGCACGCAAAGGTTCTGTTATGTAACTACTACCAGCCGTATATTGATACATAGCCGCCTTTTCATTGGAACTTGCAAGTTTCCACATATCCACGGCATTATCAAAGAAATAATCGTTTGCATCCGAACTATGAATAAACCATTTCGCTGCATCCTTTCTTTCCTGTGTAAAATCGGAATCCTTAAACTTAACATCCTTGACTTTTGATTTACGCTTGGCAGCGGCTTTTTCAATGCTTTCTTTCCTTGCATTGAGTTCCGCAATGGTTTGTTGTGCCATTGCTTTATCATTGCTATTGATTGCATTTTCAAGCTGTACAATGAGCGATTGGTAAGGCTTGGACTTAGTAGAGAACTTAGATAAGTCGGTATAGCTATCCTTAATAGCTTTCCAATCTATCTTATCTTGAACAATGCCAATCTGTTTAACATAGGCTTGTTGTGACACCTGCCACGTTGGGTACTTCTGTTGTACATTGTGATAGTTACCTCCTAAAAAGTCGTATGCTTCAAAATTCAGTTTCTTTAATTGTTGTTCCAAAGAAAGGCTATCCCATTGTGCCAGCTTATCAGCAACCGCCTTGTTTACGGCTTTTGCATCGGCTAAAGAGAACTTTTTAGCAACCTCCATAGGATTGTCTATGTAACCCAGTGAATAAACCTCCTTACCAATGGTTTTCAGCTTACGGGCTTCCAACATGATAGCGGACAAATCAGAGTGCTTTAGAGCCTCAGTCAAAGCCGTAGTATCAACGTCAGAAATACCACCCATAACACGGAGCATATTATTTCCATAGTGATAGGTCGCTTTCCTCACATTCCACCGCTGCCGGATGGCATTTGCTTCCACTTCCGTCCGGGCTTCGTGCCGGGCTTTCGCTATCTCTTTTGCAGTCGGTGGATAGATAACCTTTTCATTGTCCCGTAGGAAGTATGGCAAAGTGCCTTTCTCCGTTGCATCCTTGATACGCTGCTCATTGTCTTGCATCCACTCGGTAAATTGGAATGGCTGCTCTTTTACCTTTTCCTCACATTCCACCGTTGCCGGATTATCCCCGTCCAAAATCTTATCCAGCATTTCGTCCAATTCTTCTTGCTTTGCCAGTACTGGGACTTGATAACAACGGCAATTCGGGTGCCACCCTTTCCAACGGAATGTTTTAGGGTACACACCTTTCAAATCATCGCAAATATCAGATACGGGATGATTGTTGGATAGTTTGATTTCAATGCCTACCACAAAGTCAAGTTGCGCCCAACGCTCAAAATCGGCTGTGCGATAAGCTATATTCGTTTCTGTACGTGCCAGTCTTTGTGCATTACGAGTGGACGAACGATATACGCCACGTCCCGGGTGCAAGTGCTTCGGGTTATCATCCACCCATTTGTAAGAATTGGCTTCTTTGTCCCAAACCTTGCGTTTCCACTTTCTGCCATAGATAGGTTGCCCGTTCTCATCTTCCCCCACCTTGATACGGAAACGCCTGTAGAACTTATCGGGGTCTTGTAGGTACTTCTTTATCTGAGCCGCCAAACGATTAGCTGGAACACCCTCACCAATCGCCAAATCCAAAGTGTTTTCCAGTTCATCACGGAACATACCCGTATATCGCCAAACCTTTTGAGAGAGATTCAAACCACCGTCACCACTCTTACGGGCAAAGAAAGCATCCATAGCCTCTTTGTTGCGCTTGAAGAAACGGGCAAAGTGGTTATCCTCTATAGATTGTTCACCAAACACACTTTTTACCAAAGCATCGTTGTTCTCATTAGAGGTTATCCACTCTTTTTCAACTCCACCCCGGATAGTTTGGTAAACACGGCTGTACATATTCCTCAAAATGGCTGTAACTTCCTCGCTATATCCATAGTCGGCAAAGGAGAAAGGTTTTCCATCCTCCAATTCCGTACCCTTTACCAAGTTAATTATTTGCTCAAATGCTTGTTGGTATATGATACGAACATTGGCAGCGTAGCCCTCTGTCCTATTGAAAAGCTCCGCTTGCATCTTTTTGTAGTCTATGTACTTTTTCTTTGCCATGCCACTACTTTAGTTTGAAGTTCGTGCAATAGTCCTTATTCAAAAACTTGCTGAATTTATGGAATGGGCATTTACACAAAAACGGTTCGCCTTTGTAGTCCAGTTCGTGAAAATCAAAAGCGTGTTTGCAGTCCCTACAATGGTATTGTGTCCCTTTCTGTTGAATCTTCTTTGCCATTATTCTTCATCTTCAAGAAAACTATTTAACAAATCTTTCTTTGTTGGGAAACAGTCACATTCGTTATGCCTGTATATAGGTTCTTTATCGCCAAAATTCCTATACTCTTTACGCTGTATCTCTATGTAATAAATGTGAGTATAGCACTTGCCAGACAGCATCCCCCCTGTCCCTGTAATTGTTTCTCCAATTATTTCAACTTCAATGTTGCTAATCAGTATTTGCTCCGGTTTGTCATTGCGCATAATCCAAACCTTATCACCAATATTATATTTCGTCTGTATTTCCATTATTCAGCCCCTCCGAAAACGTCTAATTTGTTCAACTCCTTTTGTTGCTCGATACGCTCCGCTTCTTCTTGCTTCAAGCGTTCCAACTCCAGCTTACCATCCTTAATGAGGTAAGACAATTCAATATAGGTTTCTCGGCTCATAGCACCATCATTGTATTGTTTAGACACATCAGCAAGCGTTTCGCTAACATCTTCCCCGAATGGCTCTTGAAATTTATGCTCCATCATCAAAGCCTCATATTGTGACTTGTTACGATAGTCAAGCACATTGCCCAAAATAGCCTTCATAAGGTTAGCGTGTCGCTTCATGTAATCATCGTGCTTTTCCTTGTGTCGCTCTGCCTTGATAACAGCAAGCAGCATAACTTTACGGATTGCCTTAGCCGAAAGATTGCCCAATGATTTCATGTTGTCAAAATCAATATTTGGGGTAAAGGACTTTGAAAGAATGTGCTTATCCAGTCGTTCAAACTCATTCTTCTTACTTTCGCTCGCCTCATTCCAAGTAAGATAGCTGACATTGCCGCCATTTTTGAGGATAAACAGCTTTGCTTCTTCTTCTGACTTGGGTAGGCTATTGAGGATTTCAGAGGTTGCCACCATAGCCGGATTTGCAAAGCGGTCGTTAGTGTCTGCATCAGTGCTTTCCATCATTTCAGAGCGTTCAATCATCGGTTGCACTTCCTTGTGTTCGGGTGTTTGCTCAAAAAGCAACATAGGTATTTTGCCTATAGGATTATCCTTAATCAGAACTTCCCACCCCATTTTACCACGCTTTGCACGATATACAGTAGTGTCGGTATATATATCCACATGGTAAACGGTATTGTTCCCCACCTCTGTTAGATAATATCCCCACGCAAAGGCGGTAATTCGCCTGTATTGGTCACGCACTGTATAAATATCATCATTGTTCTTCCGGCTCAACACATTCAATAAAAGGGACGGTTTACCCTCTGCATCCCTATACACGTGATACAGGATTGCAGATATACCCTCAGAGCCAGCCACACGTTTAGCTTCCCTTACCTTAGCGTTGAAGTGTATCTTATCCAACCAATCTTTGTAGTTCTTAAACGCATCGTCTGTATTCTCCGAAAGTTGTTGCCATTTTACAGGTCTGCCATAGAGGAAAACCAACGAAATTTCATTAATAAACTGAGGGTAGGGGATAGGAATTTTCCACCGCTTACTCCAACGAAGAAAGTTCCCTTTCTTGTCGTAAACAGCCCTATCTTTACGCTCCATCACTTTGTGAGTGCTAACCTCATACTCACGTAAATTGTTAGCGGCTTCTTCCGCATGGCTTTTCATCATAGAAAGCGCACGTGTAACATCCTTAGCCGCTAAAAGGTCGGCAAAGCCTTGTTGATAGCCAATAGCCGCCTTTACCTCGTTAGAAATAATGTTTAATAATCCCATTGCTTTATTGTGTTTTTAAGCGGTTATACCTAATCTACGTTCTATATCATCGGGTATGTCATACTCGTTATAGTCAAACCATGCTCGCATCAGAAACATATCCCTCCAGTCCGGGGAACAACCAATATCCATCTTGATTTCTTCTTTGGGCTTCAACTTTAGTTTACCGTCCGAATCAGCTTTCCATGTTTGCAGTTGTTCCAGCTCCCTTATGATTTCTTCCTTATCGGCAGTGCTTATCAAATCCTCATCTATCCCCACTTCCGTAGCGTTTATGCGGTCTGCCAGCTTGTAGCCGCATTGGGTCTGTAGGTTTTGGTAGTTCTCACCATTGAAAGGCGTAGAGTTGTTCACGAAGCCCTGAATGTCGCAATTATCCACCACACCACCGCCTACACCGTCCTCATCAACGATACATTTATGGTTGGGTATTCTGTACTTCTTTTGCTTGTTGATTATCCACGTCTGAATGTCGGTAGTCTTAGACACGGGGAAACATTGTAGCTCTATGATATGCCAACCATCCCAAACGGCAAGACGGGCATAGTCAGCTCCAAAACGTGCAACGTCCCCCGTGATATAGTTTGTACCTGTCTTGATTGAAATCTTATTCCCGAATATCTCACAGATTGCATCATGTGAGCAAAGGGCGTTGGGGTTATCGTCATACTCCCAATTACCTTTCAAAAGACGTTCACGCTTTACCTTATCCTTTGTAGTTTTCAAACCCTCTATATAATCGGGGTCTATGAATGGGTTTTCTTGTACAAGGCAAGCAAGGTAGTACATATATTCGGGTAATTCCCCTTTCTTATCCGGCTTGTAGAATGTATCGTACATCCAGTTCTTTTTAGGATTGCAAGTAATGAATAGTTTTCGCCTCAACCCCAATTCATTGTTAAGGTGTCGCCCGATACGGGTTTTAAGGGTGTCGTATGCACCGAAGTTCACTTCGCCACCCTCTTCAATCCATCCACCTGTATATTCGATTGAGCCGTAACGCTCATACAGAGGGTCGCCCGGCTTATATTGCAAGTCCAGCAAGTCAATACGTGAACCATTGAAAAATTCGATATAATTGTATTGCCCGTTATACTTATACAAGGTGTCATCAACCCCATACTGATTGCAAACCTTGTAAAATGTGATAAGTGTAGATTGTGTGATACGCTTTAACTCGGCACGTCCGATAAACCACTTTGAACCGGGATAACAGAGGCACATAAACAGAAGCCACACCGCCCCCGTCCATGATTTTGCACCCCCGGCAGCACCTCCGTACAAAAGTTCAACGTGTTCATTGTCGGTAAGTATCTTCAAAGCGTGTTCTTGCTTCTCATGCTTCAAACCATCCTTTACGGTAATGAAGTCGAAACAACCACGCTTGAAAAGCTCAATCTTCACTGCAAGTGCCATCGGCACGTCTGTAACCTTACTTCGTGCCATTGCCTGCCTTTATTTTTTCCAGCAAGGAATTGTATTGTAACAACTCATCCGTAGTAAGAGCCGACAAATCCATGCTGTTGTTGGTTACTTGTGCGTTTACTTCGCTCTCTATCTGTTGTGTGGGCTTCCCGAAAACCCTATCAAACAGACTATCCACCGTATAAGTCCTACCATAGCGAATATCTGCGTTAATGGCAGATACGACATTCAGAACCCAAACAGGTGTTTTCTTATTGGGTGTTCCGTCCGGGTTCTTTACAAGCCCCTCCAATATTTCGGGGGTGCTTTCCATCAAAAAGCGGATAACCTTGTGGTAATCCTCTTTACTCATTTCGGGCGCAATCTTCTTACCCGTTATATCCTTGACGTATTTATATATAGAGGGCTTCCGACCGGGATTTTTCGGTTGGTTCTCGCTTGTGAATCTGTTACCAAATTTATGTCCTTTTTCAAAAGCCATTCTATTGTTTTCGTATTGATTTCTGTGTTTGTTAAACACACTATAAGAGCAAAGAAAATCGGATAGCACAATACCGTCCGATTCTCTTTACCCGGTTAATTATTCTATGATACCCTCTTGCGCCTTGTACTTATCCCAAAACCAAAGAATGGTATCACCGTCCTTTTCGTCTATCATTTCATCGTAGGCATCCAATTCCTCCAAAAGAGCGTCTGCCTTATCAATTACCGAAGTGAGATGCTTTTGCTGATAATCGTCAGCATTCCAAACCTCAATCTCACCGTTTAATTGCTGCTTGATTACTTTAATCTCATCAGCGGTTAATTCTATCTTATTCATATTACATTGAATTAGTTTAAGCAAAAATACCTCTATAGTTTGTATTTCTTGCAGATTTCCTTTACTTTCTTAGTATATTTATCACTTTTACCATGTACCGCTTTGGTAACGGTTTCAGCCCAAAATTCCGACACATTGGTTTCCGCATACTTTCCATATCCGGATTTCTTCTTGTCTTTCTTCCAAGAATTAAATAACTTTTTCACTTCCTTTCCAGCCGCTTTTTGGTTTGCCCCTGTCATGTGGGCATTCCATGTAGCGTGCGCCAGCTCGTGCGTTACAGTATGGGCTACCGCCTTGTTGGTCTTTGTACTCCATCCGCTTGCATAGCCTTTCTTGTGTGAGGCTTCCACCGCTTTTTTCGTTTGCATGAAATGCTTTTTGTTAAGGTAAACGCCCTCAGACTTCCCATTAGCCGTAACGTGTACGCCATAAGTGCCAGCCGATAGCTCTGCCAACTTTACATTCCTTTGCCTTACACCAAGTACGGCATGATAGCGTGAAATAGCTTCTTTGGTTGCCTTATACAGAGCCGGGTCTTTCATGTTTACCAAAGGCTCAGGCTTACCAACAGAACCTTTATATGTTGCATCACCCGGTTGCAGTCCTCCACGTGTTCCGCTTGAATTTCGTCCCATAATACTTTACTTCTTTTTTGCGTTAATAAAATCTGTGACGTACAACAGCCCATGTTCACGGCAGAACTTCTGAATTTCCGTACCCCCACCGTAAACGATAAGGTTTGGTTTTTCAAGCCCGCTTATTTCTTGGGCTACTTGCAAATCAGATTTAAGGCTTTCCATCCAACCGTCCAGCCCACGGGTAAAGAAAGCATTATATCCTTTGGGAATACCCATTTTGTTGTACTCAATAAACTTGTGAGAAACATTCAAGTCAGCATAAACCTTGATTCCGCATTCTTGGAAGTAACGGGAAAGCCAGCGTTTCTTGTAGATAAGCTGAATGCCCCACGCTACAGGTGTTTGGTCGTGGCAGCTACAATTCGGCTCTACCACTGCCTTGCATCCGCTTGTGAGCAAATTTATCGGGTCTTTGAAAAGAGCCTCAAAGCGATAATCATCCACATAGAAATGATACGTTGCCACATCTTTACGCAAACGGCTGTTAGCACCCCACGGGGACAAAGGCAATTCTACTTTCCCGGCTTGCATATCCAGTAAGAGGTTTGGAATCTCAAAGACGTTATCGCTTTCATAAAGAACGTCCTTAAACATGGAACGGTAGAAAGATTCCTTTTCGGCTTCTTCCTCGCTTTGTTCCTCATCGTCCGTTTCTTCCTTTGCGTTTTGCTCGGCTTCCGTTTCCTCTATCTCTTTAGCCGCTTTCTTCTTACCCTTTCCGGGCTTCTCATCATCGGATGGAAAATCAAGCCCAATAAAGCCAAAATCTACATCTTTCCAAAACTCATCCATTTGTAAGGCATTGCAATCCCAATCGCCATTGTTGATATTATCCCTCAGAATAATATCCTTTTCCTCATCCGGGGTCAGTTCCGAATAAAGGATAACGGGCACATCGGCAAGTTTCAGCTTCCTTGCAGCCTTTAAACGTTGGTTTCCTGCCAATACCACCAGTTTACCGTCACGCTCCATAACCGCCAAAGGTCGGTGTTTCCAAAAGCCGTTTATCTTTATGGAATCCACCAACCTTTCAAAGTCATTCTTTGTAATGGTACGGGGATTTTCAGGCAACAAAACCAGCTCCGAAACTTTCTTGTATGTAATCTCACTACATTTCATCCTCAACCTCCGTTTCGTCTTTGGTTTCGGCATTCTCCGAAGAATGGGAATCCGGCATTAATTGTTCCTCATCATCTTCTACACAGAAGCCCTTTCTAAGAAGCTCACAGAGCTTCACAAAGTGGTAACGCCTGCGATACTTCACATATACCAGCTTTGCACCTACGGAATCTTTGCCAATGGCATAGAAAGAACCCCGGTAATCAACGGGCAATGCCACCGCACCATAGATACTAACTGAATCATCGGACACACTCGTAATGGTTGCGTGCCTATCGTATTTGCCATTGACATAAACGTGTATCTTTTCCCCTTGCTTCAAATGCTCTTTTGGGGCAAACCTCCAAAAGTTCCTACCTATATACTCAGACATGAGCAACAAGGCTAAAAAAAACAGCGTTAATCCGATAAAAATATACATACCCATAGCTTTATCATTTACTTGGTGAATCATATTGCAAATATACTAAATATGTGTTTAATAAACACATATTTAACCATAAAAAGAATACTAAAAGCCATAAACCAACATTGCACCATCACGTCCATGCTCATTTGTCTGTTTTTGCCATCCAGTCAGAGCCTTAAACCGTTCTTGTGTCAGCTTGGTTACATTGCGTTTCGGGGCAACCATTTCATACTCCACGCCCAACTCTCTCAGATAATCATCCCATATAGAGGCATCCCGTTTCACAGAGCCTACACCTTGCAACTTCTTACGTTCCATTTCACGGCTCATACGCTCCGTTCCGAACCATGTTCTTTGCCGGGGGTCTTCCACCCTTACAATCACTTTGTCACCTACACCAGCCTTATACTCATTGTACAAGGAACGTACACGCTCCATCGCTTTATGTATAGGCAAAGAGCATACTTGAAGTAGGGAACGCTGCTTGCTATCCCAAACAGCGAACCCGGTATTTACACCCGTATCAATCCCTACATAAATCATTATTCAGCCTCCATTTCTCCATTGGGAATCTGATACAGAATAACGCCCTTAATCTCGTTTGCTTCGGCTCTATCCCCGAAAATCTGAGCCATCATAAGGTTATTAGGCAGATACTTGTACCTCACTTCTTTAATGAGCGGCAACCCTATCGGGGCTTCACTTATCACGTGCAACGTCCATAGCCCATCCTCTTTAGATATGGTTACAAAGGCATTCTTATAGAGGAAAGAACCAACTTTATACACACCGTAATCATCCACATCGGTAAAATCCGCTTTTGCAGTTTCTTCCAGCTTTATTATGAAGTCGGGGCGCATACGCTTCTTTTTCTTCTTGAAGTATTCGGGATAAACCACCATGCCTTTGTTCTCTGCGTTGGCTTTCGCCAGCTTTGCTTGTAATTCTTCTTTATTCATATATCCATCATTATTTTAAAGTGTTCAAAATTCTTATTTTCAATTCTCGCATCTTCCGGGTAATGAGTAGCGTATTCGTACCACTCATTATAGCATTTTGGGCAAAACCATCGGTTCAATACAGCTACATAGTAACCAATATTAGAAGCCATATTGCAATTATCGCAAATGCCAAAGCCACCCAATTTACAAGCCAACTCCATTCTGCTTGCTTCTACTACTTTAAACCCTTTCGGATTATCTACAATCTTAGCCATATTAATATGTTGTTTCTTGATAACTTGAAGTAGGAACTTTCCCGGATAGGATAGCGTTCCCACACGTGATAAGCCCGTTATCTTCATCATAAGAGGGAACAAACACAATAACATCGAATCCGTTGTCTTTTAAATCTTCCTCCACGGCTTTGTATGGGGTAAACAGCTCATAGCCTCCGCTTGTATGCAAATCGTTCTCATCACAGCTATTTGTCCGGTGCAATGGGGTAATCTTACACATAAATTTATCGGGGTTGAAAAGCTCTCTCAAACGCTTTCCGTCTATATGTGTATCATCTGCCAAAGCAAAGTTTAAAGCGTATTTTCTGCCAACAGGCATAGGCAGCGACTTCCCAATTTCTGAAACTTCACCAAGTGAAAGCGAACTTCCAGAAAACAGATAATTTCTTTCTTCATCATTCGTTGTATTGATGGAGAATTGAAGTCCGGCATCACCCTTATAAAACTCGTTCTTTATGTAACACCACTTATGCAAGAACTCAACCAGCTTCTTATTTCTCTTTGGCAACATTGTGCTTATAACCGGGTGTACCAAAGAATCGCCTATAAACGGCTCTATGTCTTTCTTTATACAGATTGCATGAAGTAGTACATTTGCGTTCCATGTAGGCTCTCCCATACGTGCATAATGGATGTTTAGGCGTTTCGTGTGCTTCACTTCCGGGTGTTGCTTGATAGCCGTTAATGCTTCTTCTTTCAAATCATTAAAAGTGGCATTTCTCCCAATACCCACTTTGGGAACATCGCAGAACTTGCAGCCCATAGAACAACCGTACTGTGTGGAAATGGTAATCACCCATTTTTCAGTAAGAGGCATTGGCTCGCCATTGGGTACACCGTTCAAATCACGGGTAATCCCCAAGAAGTCCGCTTTGATATTAGCGTTCTTGCCATAATCTCCAACCGTAAGGAACTCCAACAGTCCCTTTTCACCCATAGCGGTATATATTTCGCCTGTAGGTACTACTATCTTCTTTTTAATTTTCATATTTTCAAATCATTAAAATGCAAATACTACTTTTTCGCCATTCATAGCCCTTTTTCGCAAGGTGGGGTATCGCTCATAAACCTTGTTAGCCATATCCTCAATGTCGAATTTGAAAGCCGGACAATACTTATATCTGAAAGCCGCATAAAAACGGTCATTCAGCATTATATCAATCATCAACGTTTTCATCCTCATCTAAATATTCTTCGTTTTCGTCTAAAAAAGCATCCAAAGCCTCATCGCAATATACACCCTCACATAGACTATCTGTCGTATGCTCTATTTCGCCCTTACGCCACGGACAACACCCACAAAGAACATCGCCCATATCTTCTTTTAGAGCCTCTCTATCTACCATGACACGGACATTTGGTATTAAACACATCTTTTAGCCATTGTTTATATGGACTTATCGGTTTGCCGTAGAAAATCATATTGGCTTTATAGCTTTCATACATCTTTTGGCGAAAGTCCGCAGGTATTTGCTTCTTTGCTTTCCTTAGTTTCATTTTGCACCTCCTTTCTTGTATTCCCTCATCGCTTGGCTAAGGCTTTCCGTCCTATCCAGCAGCTTTGCCAGCTTATCCACGTCCACGATAACCTCACCATCCAAATAAGCCCAAACTTTTCTCAGAGCTTCCGCAATGGCTTTTGCTTCTTTGGAATCTTTCAGAGAATTAAGAACCTCCTTATTGGTAGCTGTAGCCCTACCGTTTTCTTTGGCGTTATCCACAGCCGACTTTGCAGCCTTTACCTGTTCTTTCTCACTACCATAATTGGCGGCAATCTCCTTAGCTGCCTTAACCGACAATTCCCCTTTCATAATCCTTTCTTGAATATACGGGGGCAAATCCAGTAAGGAAAGGCATTTGCTTATGAAAGCCGGGCTTTTCTTGAACTTATCCGCTATCTCAACTTGGCTATATCCAAACTCTTCTTTGAAACGTCTGAACATGATAGCGCACTCGTATTCGGTAAATTTCTTACCCTCGTTACGCATCATCTGTTGAATATACAATTCTTCAGTAGAAGCGTCCTTTCGGGCTTTCATGGCACGAACATAAGGAATATCCGCACCCTCGGATATAGCCAACATGGTAGCCCTATATCTGCGTTCACCATCCACCAATTTGTATTTCTCGTTACCCTCATCATCTTTAAAGGCTATAACCGTCAGAGGATTTAAGACACCTTTTGCCTTTATTTGCTCTTTCAGTTCGTCAAGGTCAAAATCACGTCTTACATTGAAACCGTCCACAACCACGATATTACGGGGGTCAATCAAAAATAGGTCTGTATTCTTTGTTTTATTCGTTTCCATACTATCAATATTTGAATGAAGTAAAATGCACTACCACACCCTCAAATACATTACTTTTGGAGTTGCCAAAGAACCACTCTACAAAGTTTTCAACGCTCAAACCGTCATTCTTTGCCACAACTTCAACGGGGACTTTCTTATTGTCAATCCATACTTGGGGTACGGTATCATCGCTTCCATAGGTCATAGTAATATGCTGTAAACCTATCTTCTCATACCGGGCAAATTCCCGTTGCTCTGAGTTGTACGGTCTTCCCGTCCATTCACGCACTGAAAGATATTTTTTGCCGGATGCTATATCTTTATATCTCTTATCCCACACGCCATTTTTATTGTAGCGTATAGTATGTATCTTCTTATGCTCTTTTAGTTTACCCTCAAACTCTGTAGGCTTTCCAGCCAAAGAATGTGTAACTGGGAATGCACGGCATAAGGTCACAACCACTTTTTTCTTTTCTGATTTTTGGTGTTGCATAGTTTTATTATTTACTTGGTGTATTACTTGCTGAATAATAAGCAAGCGTTATCACATCCCACATTTCGCTCACAATGGCAAACGAAAATGTCTTATCCGGGTGGGTACTACTTGGCATATCCAGCATTTCTTTTTGTATCGCCTCGTTCCAATAATGGCAATCGGGCGTGTAGTTAGATTGAAAGCTATTAATGCTTGCAATAAGTTCGTTGTAATACGCTTCACCGAAAGCATTAATGAGCTTTGTTTTGTTTCTGAGCGCAAATCTCATTTCCGATAGCTTTTTTGACTGTAGTGCAGCCGTTCAAACATTTCTTCCATCCTATCAGCAATACGCTCTCCGTATCTGTCGCCAAATTCCTCATCTGCCAAATTGGAAGTGGCTATAGTGAATAGCTGCCTGTCATATCGGGCATAGATTAATTCAGTAACCGGTGAAAACTCGTTGCCCCAACTTTTCACGCTTGCTGGTTCAGTGCCCACATCATCAATAAACAAAAGTTCTTGATTCTTTAGCTTGTTGAAATAAGTCGGGTCATCGGCTATTGACTTGGCAAGGTTCAGAGCTGATATGCGGTACACTCCCTTTCTTTCGGAAGATAAATCACTATTGTACAAGATACCTATAATGTTGCATATCGCCTTTGCAAGCGTGGTTTTACCACTCCCTACCGTACCATACAGAAGCAAGCCGAACTTTCCGTTTCCGCAAAGGAACTTAGCCGCTTTGCCTATCTTTTCCAACGTGGCTTCATCCGAAACATACTTCATGTTTCTGCGCTCAACTTCTGACTGATAACACATCCTTAGCATTTCCGCTATGTCCTGTTCGGGAAACTTCTCAATCTTAAAGCGTGTCCCTAAAAGTCCTCTTTGCGCTTGGTTTGCCAATATCTGTTGCAGCCGTTGTACCAGTTTGTTGTCCATATCTATTCATATTTTCGTAATACTTATCTTTTACCCAGCCCCTAATAGTCAGGTAATCGGATTTATACTTCTTACCCTTAGAACCTTTGTAATTGTTGAGAATATCAATCATCGCTTTAGCGGCTTCTTCGCCATATTCGGTACATAATTTTGCATATTCATCACGTGTCAAAGTAACGTAATCAGCATAATTGTACTTCTTGGCTTTTTTAATCTTCCGCTGTTGTTCATCAGTCAGTGGCGGTGGATTCTCCGGCAAATCATCGGGGAATAGGTCTGCTTGCGCCCCTTGTTGCGTTTCAGCCGTTGGGGACGGTGTATGTGGCGTTTCTATCGGTGGCGTTTCCACAAGCGCATCAACTTTGGCTAATATCCGTTTTCCCATCGTTACACCACCTTTTTTCCCAGCCTCAGACCGTTTTATCCGTATTGATTCCATCTTAACCATATCAGCGTTGTACAAAGCCCCATCATGTCTTACAGACAATAATTCAGCGTTAATCAATGATTCTATCAGCTCCTTTGTTCCACTTCCGTAAAGGGCTTCCAATTCATCAACCGTGTATGCACCGCCAATAGGTTTCAGCATAACCCCACGCTCTATACTCACCCACATACAGCAAAGCATATCCAGCCACAAACCCTTACAAGCGAATGACAACCTCATAGCCGCATTGTTGGATAACCAAGCGGTAGCATCGAAAGGCATAGGCGGTATGATTTTCTTATTAGCCATATTATGAGCTGTTATAAGTGGGGGATTGCTCCCCCACGATATAGTATTTAGATTTCAAGAATAGCAATGTCCGGGGCAATGGCACGAATACCATCCAACACCTCATCAATACACTTATCTCTGTAGTCCTCTGCCAGTTCGTTAGCACCGGGCGAAACAAGTTGCAACAACACATCACCATTAGAAAGATAGTGGTCAAACTCAACTTCAATAGGTGTTTTTGCAGTTCCCTTGAAAATAGCAATATTAATCGTGAAACTCTTGGGCAAATTGCTTTCTACCTGTGAACGGTACACCTCAGCCATAGAACCGGACGGGTCACGTTGTTTCTGAATTTCAGTCTTGGCATTTGCCGTGAAGTTCTTTAACACTGAAACGAGTTTCATACAATCTTCTTTTTGCATGAATACACCACGATTCAAACGCAAGAACTGCCCCAATTTAGCCGGATTCCAGCCACGTTCTCCATCATTGATACCGAATTTTGAAAAGACTTCCGATAGTTCCACCGTACCTACAAAAGTATTTTTGGTGTAATAATCATCCTCATTCACGGTAAGTGTGATACTCATTTTCTCACGGTTTACCTTAACATTCGCACGCTTTTGGTCGATGGTGTCAATACGCTTTTCCAACCAATCCAACGGAGTTCTGATGACACCTGAAACAGAAATACTTTCCGGTTGCTTAATGGGCAATTCGTCTAATGCCTTAGAAGCATTACCAATCCTGTACACTACTTCGATAGGTTTTTCACCCTTGTACTCACCGATGTTCACGGTTAATCCTTTTTCTTGATTTTCCATTTTGAAATGTTTTAATTATTAATACTTAATCGTCAGTACCCGTTTTATCCGAACGGATAGCACGGAACACGTTACGTTGCCTTTCGTCTTGTGTCATGGGGCGTTGTTCCAGCAAATAACCCTCCGGGCTATAGAAGCCAACCATTTTCTCATCCTCATCTACAAACTTGAAACAGTCGCCCTTAATCCAATCACCCCCGGCTTTCAGTTCGTCACGAAGTTTAATTATGCGTTCTTCCAAAGGCTTGATTTTGCCTTTGTAATCGGCTCTGATTTCCGCTAATGATTGTTCCAAATCCGCCTTTTGAATCGCCACGTTAGCGAGGTCTGCCCTCCTTTCGTTGATTTCTTCTTGGTCGAATTTGCGTGTATAGCTACGCTCTACAATTTGGTCGCAGCTATCACGTAGAATCTGTGCCCTTTGTTCCACCGGGGTATCGGCTAACATAATGTCTTTCATTTCACCTTGTTTTTAGTTAATAATATGTTTAGCAAACACACTTTTATTTCAAACGATTTCCAACGGAAAAGTTGAATTTCAAATATTCAGCCCAAAGTTCAATGAATTGCTGCCCGAAATACTTAGCCTTTTCTTCCGTTTCTTGGCACAAGCGGAACCCATTGTTCGCATACGCATGCGAGGAACGATTATTCGTATTCAGAGAACCGACACCCGCATACGCACCATTACTCGCATTCGCAGACAAAAGGGCACCTCTTTGTTCGGGATTCATATCCTCAACCTCTTTCTTAGTCCATAAGGCAAACCACGGATACCAATATACTTTGCTTCCCTCTCCATCCGGCTTTGGTTGGAAATTTCTACCCCACAAAGCCCGGCTAATAGTTTCCAACTTCATAAGGGCTATTATGTGATTAGGCATATTTTGCCGAAAATCGTAGTGGTCTGGAAACTTTGCACAAAGAACTTTTTTTCTGTTTTCAGAAAGGATTGGCGTTTCTCCCAATGCCTCACAAGCATCCTCATACGTGCGGATAGTCTTGTAATCGTCCAACGTGGGCTTTGCAGCCTCAAACACCTTTTTCCCAAACAGGCTTTCCATAAAATCCTTAACTCCGTCACAAGCGTTTGCATAAGCTGTTTGCAACTTGCTTTCTTCAATTTCTACTTTCATCTTTCAATGTTTTTAATTTGTTAATAATCTTTTTTGTTAATCTTATTGCGTTATCCACTCTCGTACTTTGTCCGGGTGGAATATTTGCTATCAAAATGGGCACTAAGCGTATCAGTTCAGATACCACGCTGTTAGGTATTCTTTTCATGGCTTCTCCAGTATTTATCCGGGTCGGGAATATCTACATTCAAAAACTCTTTGGCATACTCCCTCAGCTTTTCACAATAGGTTGAGAATGTAACAGTGTTCATCGTAGCGGTTGAACGTGGAAACTCTATAATTTCCCCAGTGTGCTTGTTTACTACTTTGTCGGCAGTCATTTGAGCCTTAAAAAACTCATGTACTTGTTCCACCGAAACAAACTCCCAACCAGCTTCCAAAAGAGCGTCTAAAAGGATAGGGTAAATACACCCGAACAACCACCCGTTTTGGTCTAAAGAACGTGGTTTTCTAACCTTTTTAACCTCTATCCTATAGATACCATCCAAAGCGTTACGCATCCACTCATACAGAGGCTTCAAATCAAATAACCCGTTCCTTTTTTCTACTTGGAGTTTAGCCATTTCTTATGTCTTATCTAAATCAATCATTAAACCCGGCTTTGCCGCATAAACCACTTTCCCAGTATGCCTTTCCACTTCCGATATGAAGTAAGGCTCATCGCTATTATTCTCGGAAAGGTGCAAAAGCACGATTTCTGAAACATGGGATAAGTCGTTTGCTTCCAAAAAGCCCTTGCACGTAGTAAGCTCCATGTGTGAGGTAAGCAGGCGTTCACGCTGTGAGGGCAACGTGCGCCCGGCTGTAATCGCCTCGATGAGCTTCTTATCAGAGTAATTGCACTCTATCAGAACATGGTTAAGCCCCTTGAACTGATATTCGCACATACAGCTATCGGTAAGAAATACCATCTTTCCCATATCGGGGTGGTCTATCAGATAGCCGACACATGGCACATCATGGCAAGCTGGAAAAGGAAGTACCTTAAAATTACCCATCTTATAGCCTTTGCCCTCTTTAACCACTAAAGAACGAGAATCCCAAACACTCTTTGCAGTCCATACCTCCCGCAATGCCAACGTGTAAAATCCACTATCCACCATTGCCTTGATATATTTGGCGTGGTCGTTGTGGGCGTGTGTCACCACACACCCTACAACCTTTCTCAGATTGAAATCCAATGCTTTCTTGACTTCTTGGAAACGGATTCCAGCCTCTATAATCAGAGCTTCATTACCGTTATCCAAAATGTAACAGTTGCCATTACTACTTGAACCAAGAACTATCAGTTTCATACGCTATCAATATCCGGGGTCAATAGTTGCCGTTTGTTGCTCGCTTCCCGTATGGTGTTCAGACACGCTTTCAAAGCTCACATCTTCCGCATCAATCAATTGTTTGTTTGCGTAATTGTCGGTCAATATATCACGCTGTGAAGTTTCGTCACCCTCGTAGTCGTTAGTGATGGCATTTTGCATTTCTACGGACAAATAGCCGTATTTACTCAGTAAATTACGGATAACGGTTTTTTGTGCCATTCCGTGAAAGTTACCCATCCAGCCAACCTTGTTGCTATCGGGAGAAACGGGCAAATTTGCCAAATTCAGCAACTTTTCTACCGTTACATCCTTATCGCTTGTGATGGCTTTACTATATCGCTTTGCGTGGTTTGCCATTTGCTCCACTGTCATGTACAAAGTCTTGCTAAAGCCGTTCATAAGTTCAAAGTAACAGAAATAGCCTATCACCTTATCGCTTTTCCTTTCACCGTCAAAGGCTATTTCCCCGGTCAGTTTGTTTACCTTGCGCAACTCACCATCATACACCACATCCGCATTGATGGTACGGTATTGCCCCGTGCGCATGGCAAGTTGAATATAACCCTTATAGCCCATTTGAAAAGTCGGCTCATACACTTTAATCCAGTTGCCCTTTTCATCCTTTTTGGAGTTTTTGAACGGGATAATGAAAGCATAGCCCAAAGCCTTGTTTATTGGCAAATGTAACGTGGCGGCTTTGAGTGCTTCCATTACCACCTGTTTAGGATTACAGAGTTGCAGATTACTATCTCCGTTGTATAGGTCAATTACAGAGGCTACGAATGTTGCCGAATTTTTACCAAGCGCATTTTTGAATTGTTCTTGTACGCTTTCGGCACTCATCATGCTTTTAAGAATATCTACAGGCTTTCTTTGGGTGGCGACCTGCCCCCCGTTTGCAGTCTGTTGTACTGCCGTACTCGCTTGCTGTGTCATAATCGTAATTATTTAATGGTTAGTTCTTTGTCTGTAGTTACCACCAGCCGGATAATTTGGCTCAGTGATGGGATAATTTGGTTCACGCTTTCCGCATTATCAACGAAAATCGGTGCAGATACCCCCTTTGTCGTGCAAATGGCATTGATTATATCTATTCCGGCATTGATTTGTCCGGCATTGTTCACGTCAAGGAAAGGCGTACCGTTCACGGTACATACACACGTCAGCTTTTCGCCTCCGTTCAGTTGTTCATTCACAAAGGAGAATGATACATACCTGAACATTCCGTTAATGCGTTTCAACAGCTCCGCATCCTTATCCTTTTGGAATTGGAGTGCCGTAAACTCCCATTTTTCAAGGTCTGCCAACTTTTGATTGTTGGCAATGCGCTTTTCTTCCAAAGAGGCGATTTCCTTTTCAGCCCTGCCGATTTGTTCACGGTTTGCCAAACGCTTGTATAAGCCTTGCACGGCTTCATTCAAAGTTCTTTTCTCCGATTGCAGTTCCGACACGTCCACAATCTTTGCATCCACTTTGAGCTGATTTTCAAGTTCGACAATCTCGTTCTTGATGTCAATGCAAGTTTGGTCGGATGCTATCATTGCTTCCACGTTTTGAACTTCGGGGATAGAAGCCTTTGCTTGTTGAATATCGGCATTGATACGCTCTATCTTTTGTTCCAGCTCCACGATTTCGGCATTGGTACGGTCTTTAAGCCCTTGCACTTCTTCAAGCCGTTGCTTTTTAGCCATGCCAGCCTCTTTATTCGCTTTCAGACGTGCCGCCTTATTAGCGTTGAAGTTGGCTTGCATTTCACGCTGCTTGGCTTCTATATCCTCAATTTCTAAAGGACGTTTGCAAGTGGGGCAAATAAATTCTCCATTATCATAGGTTAGTTCTTCCGTACTGATTGAGGCAAATTCTCCACGCAAAGCGGATAACTTGGTGTTAAGCGCATTTATTTCCGTATCAATAGCCGCCACATCGTCCTTTTTACGGTTCAAATTTCCATTTTCGGTGCGTAGGGTATATTCCAATTCATTTAACTTGAAAGAAGCCTCACTGCGCCCCTTATTCGCTTCCGTATGGATGGCATTTTCTCTGTTGGTAAGTTGCAAGCGTTTTTCCCCAATCTGCTTTTGGATATTAGCCTTTCTTTGGTATTCCTGCTCATTCAGCTTTGATTTGTCAGTAATTTGTTCATCAATCTGCCGAATACGGGCATTTTTATCCGTAATCTCGCTATCAATGGCTACCCAATCCTCTTCGTCCGGCATAAGTTTACGAGCCGTTTCTATCTGAGAGGGAATAACCGACAATTCATCTTTGCAAGCCTTTTTCTTGGCGGCTACCTCTTTAGCGTATTGGGCGATGCTCCTGCCGGACAACTGAGCCAGCAACTCCAAATATTCGGGCTTGGTCTGTGCTACGTCTTGGTCGGTAAGCGTTCCTACCATATCCAAAAGGATTTCTTTTTGCACTTCCGGCTTCATTGATGTAAAGTAGAAAGGGTTGGTTATCATTCGGAAAACATCTTCCGGGATGATGGCAGCAACTTCACTGTCATACTCCTTTTTGGTAGCCAGCTTCACACCATTCAAATAGAACTCTGTAGCATGGTTCTTTAGGCTTTCTTCCGTAGTTCCACGGGGCTTCACCCAGTTTTCCACATAGCAGCGTTGCAGTGTTACCGTCTTGCCATCCACCGAAAGCACACCCGTAACGGAGTGTTCAAGATGCAAAATAGGCTTTCCGTCCGCATCCAACGTCTTAATGTTGAAATTACTGTCCGAACGTCCTGTACTGTCTTTACCAAAGAGCAACCAAAGGAACGAATCAAACACTGTTGTTTTTCCTGTACCGTTATCTCCGGCAACCAGCGTTTCCGCATCGGAGAAACCGATATTTAGGCTTCTGACACCCTTAAAGTTGATAAGGGATAATGATTTTAATTTGATTGTACGCATATTACTTGTTAATTATAGAATTGATTTTTTCTGATTTATCTACCGCCAAAAGTTCGGCACGTGAATACAGCACTTTGGAATGTATAGAGCTACCGCCCCGGATAGTGGAAACCCTGCCGTCTTTCTGCCAGCGTTTCACCCGGCACTCTTGAAACAGTCTGTATGCTTCACGTTGTGAAATGAGGTCTTTTGCCGGGGCAGTCTGTTTTACATAGTTGGCAGCACCCAAAGAAGCCATTTCCATACAGAGGTTCTTTAACTCGTATAGTTCCATCTGAATTGCCATAGGTCAGTCCTTTTTATAGCGGTTCTTAAAATATTCTCTAACACTTACTATCCCATACTCATTGTCGGTATAGAAAACCCATGCCAACCAAAAACAAGCTATAGCAGTACAGAAATGGAATGAGGCATCACAGAACAATGCCCCAACAAGGGCGACAATGCCAAGAAGTAGCGTAACGCCACATTGGATAAGGTTTGCTAAAGTTTCTCCTTTCATCGGTGTTGCATTTATTATTTAAAAAGATTGTTAGTCATAGCATACCGCATAAATTCAGCCATTGAATGTACGCCAACCTTTCGGAAACTGTTTTTTCTATGGTTGTTCACGGTATTTAAAGAGATAAACAGCTTTTCGGCTATTTCAGAATCGTTTTTCCCATCATAGAGCATTCGCATAACTTCTATTTGTCTGTCTGACAACTTGGAATTAAATTTAGGGGCGCAAATTACTTTGTCATATTTGCATTCTCCACGTAACGGACAACCCACAAACTCAAAATTAAAGTTCCAATTCTCATCTACATCAATCATGTTGTCATATAGACCGAAGTTGCATTTAATGAATCTGCGAACCGCTATAAAATCCCGATACCTCTTGTTGTTTGAACTTTTAGAGTATCTATCCATAAGCGCATCGTATGCTTCGGGGTAAAACTCCCTTAGTATAGACAAGAATGCTTGGATAAAGTCGGTATCAGTTTCTTTCAACTGTCTTTCGGCTTCTCCGATAGGGCGCATAGTAACTTCACCCTCCGGAGTCGTGTAGAACTCTATAGCTTTCATGCCGTAACAGGAAATAAAATATCGGCTGGAACGCCCAGTTTATCACTAATCATCTTTTGTTTGAGAGCATCCGGCTTTTGCACGCCATGAATCCACATTCGCACCGTCTTGGTACTACACATACACAGAGCCGCTATTTCCTCCACAAACTCTGTCTTTGGAGCTTTTACGGCACTTCTTCCGGGCAATCCTTTGTAAATCTGAATAAAAGACTGATAGTCTTTTCGGGTTACTTTTTTCATTTTCTCCAATTTATATGTTCTACAAACACGCTTTTTGGCTATATTTGTAATGTCATTTATTTAATTACGCAACAAATATAGGCTATATATCCGAATATAACAAAACTTTTTGGATATATTTTCTATTAAAAATATTCTATTTGTATGCAACGATTTGATTTAAAACGTTTTAGAATTGATAGAGAACTTACCCAAAAGGAGTTGGCAGAACTATTAATGTGCAAACAGAACTATATTTCAAATATAGAAAACGGAATAAAACCAATCTCAAAAGAGAAATTGGATATATTGCAGTCTAAATTCGGTGATATTTCAAAATATTATTCGGATATATCACCGAAACAAAATACGGTATTAAAAGAAGTCACTCCCGAAGATTTCATGTTTGCTGGTGCTGACGCTTTTTCAAGACAAGTCGTAAAGATGATGAATGACAAGCTGATTGCACCTTATGGAATGTTAGTAGAAAAAGATAAGGAAATAGAACGGTTGAATAGATTGATAGGCAGATTGCAAAACGAAATAGAGGAACTTAAAAAGGGAAGTGCCCAAACGGGGAATCCTGCCGAATGTGCCAATGCCGTATAGTGTTTGGTTTAAAGCAAAGGAAATATTGATATGGAAAAGTATTATAGAATGGTTATAGACCTCTACAAAGAAGTTCTTTTAATTAACCGGGTAAACCCTGATAGGGTATTAGATGTGCAAAGGGAAATATCCAACGCTATTACTACGGCTATAATAACCAATGAGTCTACAGGTGAATTGGAGTTGCTAAAATTCGATATAGAGAATTTGAAGAGCCATATATCGCAATGAATACCGTCATAAGCAAGCAAATAATGGAAAGGTTCTATAGTGCGCTGGATGCCATTATAGCCATGAAGAAAATAAGAGGAGTAAATACATACTGTAGGCTTAACAACATAGATAGAAGAAATTTCATTGCGCAAAGAAAAGACTTGGAGCGTGGGTGGTTTCAATTATCTTGGTTGCATCCTATGGTTAAGGAGTATGGAGTAAGTGCCAAATGGCTGCTTACAGGATTGGGAAGAATGTTTGAAGAACAAAAATAGCCCCATGCAAATATTAGTCTGCATAGGGCTATTTCTTACAAATATTCCATATCATAAATTAGCTAACCATCTTTTACCGCTTTTGGTTTTAAACCAAATTAAGATTCCAATGCCTATTACTGAGCATATAGAGAAAAACATAATCATAAAATCCATATTCCTATCTTTTTAAAATGTTATAACCTATAGAAGCAAATATATATGTTAGTAGCATTCCTGTTGCGAGCAACACCCCTTGTTTTATCTGAGGCTCATCGACTATCAGCGAAACGCCCCCAACTAAAGCCATAGCCGTAAATACAAGTTTAGCCAAGTCGTAGAAGAATTTTCCAAGCGTTTCCCTACTTGCTTTTTCTTTCTCCTTGACTTCTTTCTTAGCTTCTTGTCGTTCGCTCCAATTACCCATATAAACTACTATTTTCTACAAAGGTACAAAATCCACGCTTATTTGGAAACAAAAACCTATATATTTTTGATACGTCATTATAAATATAACACTGCAAGACTATTTCTATAACAAATAATGTATTATATTTGTTGCTGAATTAAAATATCACTAAATAGCATTGGCTATTGTTGTAGGGATTAAGAAAACGACCAAATTTCAGAAACAGCCCTCAGACAATTTGCTAATGCCTGCGCTTTGCGTGGGCATTACTCTTGTATGGGCTGTTAGGTGCTTGGTCGTACCTCTTAATCCTCGGAGTAATCCCACGCTTTCGTGTGTATTACAGTAGCTTGCTAAGTAAAACCGTTAAATACACACTTATGAGAACTTTACTAATGCTTTGCCTGATAGCTTTGATAACAGGATGTAATGGCAACAATCCACAATGCAAAGCTGAGAAACTAATAAACAGGTATTTGGAGAACAATCTAAAAGACCCTGATAGTTATGAGTGTATAGATATGGGGAAAATAGGAATAGTTACACCTATGTCTAAAGCATTAGCGGAAACCGTTAAAAGAGCAACGGATGGAGAGTTCCCAACAGATAGCATTAACTCAAAATTAGAACAAATCAAAGCTATGTTTGAAAGTAATGGTATAAATCCTTACGATACTTTAGCTTGGGAGATTTCCCATAGATATAGAGCAAAAAACTCCTATGGGGGATATGCAATTACTAATTGTACCTATTATTTCAATAAAGATATATCGGACATAATTAACGTAGAAACAAAATAGAATCTACCAAAAGTAAAATTACGGCACTTCCATAAGTGCCTTTTTTTGTTCTTCCCCCACACCCCTATTTCATATATTTACTCTTAATTAACTATATAATATTATATATAGTATATATATTATCCCTTATAACTTACACGACATTTTGCCTAA